TACGCTCCGTGATTTGCTTGGAAAAAAGAGAGATCACAAGCAATACGAAAGATATTACCGTTAAAAGCAATGAGATAATCGAAGCCACCATCTTTGTCCACCTTGTTGTAGTCGTAGTTGTTGTCGGTAAATGCTTGGTTGATACTAGGTATAATTTTCTTTCCCATAAATTGTACTGGGTCTTCACCTTTGTATAGTGGTGGCTTCCAGTTATAGGCAAGGATGTCACCAGGTCTAGTATCACCTGAGATAGCAATGAGATACTTACCAATTTCAACAATCTTAGGCGTACTAGTTGCTAACGTCACAAGATTATCTTCTGTGATCTGTGAGTCAGCTACTAGAACGGCGTAATCAATACCCTCAAGCGCTGCGATTGTTGTCATACTAGAATGCTATCACTCCTACGGCGTGTCGCTACTAGGCGACACCCTACTGGTGGCTACAATATGAGCCGTGAGGCGAATTAAACAGGTGGGCGCCCTCAAAGGGCGCACCGACAGTAACCGTACAGTAACCCTGCGGTTCCGTCTACCAACCCTGCCATCGTTTAGATGGCGTAGGAATGCCCTTCCTAAGCCTTTCGGGGCCGATTTGCGGGGTTTAGGACCCCTTCACGTGTGTCCGTGTGGCTCTCAGGTCTTTAACGTTATGGCCTCCTTTGAAGACTATGAACTGGTCTGGTATTTCTTAGATGCAACCTGTGCTAATTGTGGCAATCTAGTAGTTGTACCTTGCCCAGTAGATGCCCAGTAAAACGGCATAAAAAAAGAAGCCCACCCCTTTCGGGGTGAGCCTCTTCGTTTGCCTCGCGCTGATGGGTTACTTAGACCCACGACCAAACTCTTTAGCATTTGGGTCTAGCCACTTAAGGACTGGACCTGCTACTGCAGCGATAGCTGCAAAACCGAGCTTCTTTAGATCTGTTTCTCCTGCTAAGTAGAGAGCAATCACTGCTGCTACTGCTGCACGAAGATATGTTGCGAGTACTGCTTGTGTCTTTGCGTTCATTGGTTCTCCTTCTTCTTAGGTAGAGGCATAACTTTTGCCTTTACTTTGTTGACAGCCTTTGGTTTGCCCAGCCAAGGGAACCAAGGGGAAGTGTCATCTCCGCACCCATCTTTGATTGAGATGTGAAGATGCTTATTATGTTGATTGATACCGTCATATTTAGACTCACCGTTCTTTTCTGACCATATCTTGCCGTGAAAGATTAGATACTTTACGCGCTTGTCTACTTTAAGTTCTTCATAAAGATTAAAACAATCAATTCCATTTACTGGATCGTGTGTTAAATCAACTGCATATCCAGTATTGTGGTCTGAGTTAGGACTCTGCGCTTGGTGTGCTGCCGATGGCAGTAAACCGTCTGATGCTTTCTTGCGAGATGGCTTGATTGCTGTGGCTTGTCGAAGGACAGCAATAGCTGCAGGTGTGGCTTTCTTTACAAGTGGCTTCATCATTCATCTCTTTCCTTCTTGAATCATCATTTGGTACAGGATTTCTACCTTGGTTTCCAATCTTGTAATGGAGTCTTTGACACTTGACCCACCATTGGGCTTAAGTTCATTGAGGTAATGCTTTACTAGCCAGCGAACTGCGCCTACAAAGCCGCCTACGATTGTCATTACAGCAACAGCAACTGTTGCGTAGTCTTGTGCCTGCATTAGACCGTCCTAATGGTTACTAAGAGCGTTCCGCCATATCCGGAGAAGCGCTTATCTGATGGTGTCTTGTTAATAAAGTCCAGCTCTTCAATAAGACCAAGGAATGATTCTCCAGTTCTAAAGTCTTCAACACGGATGGTATCTCCTACATTTTCAATAGATTCAAGTTGGCTCATACGATAATAAGCTGCGCCTTCATAACCATTCTCAACTCCGAAGTGATCTGATTCGTGGTCAAAGCAAGACAGTGGATATTGGATAAGTCTTTGACGTGGGATAGCAGGCAGTGACTTAACCTGGTAGCCAGTAAACAATGGACCCTTTGCAACGTTAGTGCTAGAACGAGTCAGTGTAAATTGGAAGCCAAGGTATTCTTGAGATGCCTGTGGATAACTGATGTTTACCTCTGGAACTGCAGCACCTTGTGCAAAGGTACCAATACGGAAAGAGTTATCTGCATAATCAATAGAGTCAATGTTGATGCCACCATTAGTTGTATCAACGCGAGCCTGCATTAACTTAAAGATTTTAGCCTCTAATGTGTTGTAACGGATGTAACCAGTACGCAAGTAACCTTCTGATACTAGGTTGGTTGTTGACTCAGCCCAAGTGTTATTGCCATTGGTAAAGGCTGCTCTATCCGAGTTACCAAAGAAGGCTACTTGGGATGCAGTGGTGCTAGTTCCAGCAGTAACAACAGTACCTGTTGTAGCAGCACTTGTAACCGTGCTTGAACCAATAAGAACTGTAAAGGTTGTTGAAGTTGGAACAGTTAGAATTGTTGCAGATCCTGTAACAGCAGTGAATGGAGCAACTGTGTTAGAAAATGTAACAACTTGACCAACACCAAGACCGTGAATTGCTGAAGTAGTTACTGTAACGGTACCTGAAGCAATTGCTAGGTTAGTTATAGTCGCGCTAGTGTCAGTAGCAACTAAGTCCCAAGCCCAAGGGAAGAACAGGCTGTTTCCTACAACAGTAGTAGATAGATCTACACGTACTAACCCTGCTTCCCCATCTATAAGGGTTGCAAGGTAGGCATAACTATCTCTAAAAGCAATAGCATTGCAGGGTGCATCTCTAAACAGAAGTGGCCCATACTGGATATCTCCATTAGTATCTGCAATACCTACTCTAAATCCTAGGTTGGTTGCAAGGACTGCATAGGAACCAAGGTATACATCAAAGTCATTGATGCGTTCACCTTGTGGCATATCAATAATAACGGTAGGTGTTTCAAGAGTAGGAAAACCTAAAGAGTTAGAAGTAGTTGCATCTAAAGCAATCTTAAAGACAGATGATGAAGTTCCGTTTGGATCATAACCTGAGATATATATGGCCTGTGGTCCTTCTGCAATAGAAGACCAAACCCACGATGAGTTAGGATGGGTATACAAGGCTGCAGGTAGCGCACCAGATGAGTTGTTAGCATCTAGTTCGTATATGGCACTACCGATAGCTGCAATAAGGCGCTGTTTGACATAGCGAATAGTGGCACGAGTAGTGCTAGAAGCATTATAGATTTCAGTATCGCTAGTTGAACCAGAGATATTGCCTCTGTGAACGTGGCTACCATTGATAAAAAAGTACTGCTTGCCATTGGTTGTTAGGCTATAGATTGTAGATGCTGTACCAGTTTGTGTATAAGTACTAGAAGTACCACCAGTTGTAATCTTCTTGAGAGCAGTGCCATCTGTTACTAAGATACAATCATTGGTTCCATCATTGACACCAATTAACTGAGCAGGTGCTGCACCTGCATAGAATGAAGCAGTGTCATTAAGAAGAGTAGCTTGTCCTCTAGTCCAAACATCTATACCTTTAGACTCTGTATACTGGAATCTAAGTGACTCTTCTTGCACAGGCTCAAAGAACTTAATGCCAGCGCCAAGGTGGAAAGATGACTGGCTTCGTACCCACCAACCAGTAAGCGTCTGCTCTCCTGGCTCACGGCTCTGGTCAATCTGTTGCTTGCGATACTGTGCTGTGACACGACGATAAGGTGCATCATCAGAGTTAAACAAAAAGAACGGCAAGCCAGCAATGGCTACATCGTATGCCTCACCTGTTGCTGAGTAGTTAGTAGATCCTGCAGGGTTAGAAAGTGCATAGACCAAACCCTCGGTGATATCGTCGCCGTAAGCCATTTATTATCCTTCAGTTAAGGTTGCTATATTTTTAATGGAATGGTTATTAAACAGTTACTGTTCCTGTTCCTGCTGTAAATGTATAAATTCTATTTCCTGAAACATTGGATTGATATGTATAAGTCAATCCTGCTCCAATAGTAGTTAAAGCAGCAAAGGTATTTGGATAAGAAATAATTACTACTCCTGAGCCGCCATTACCACCGTTGCCGCTTGCTCCGCCGCCACGACCATTTGTACCACCTTGGCTACTAGCAGAATTGCCGCCGCCACCCGAACCGCCAGTCCCAGTATATCCACCACCTCCGCCACCACCATAGAAAAGTGCAGCACCTGAAATTGAAGAAGAAACACCATTGCCGCCATTGCCGTTTGGACCGTTAGTACCTACTGCTCCTGCACCACCACCACCACCACCTTCGCCGCCTGAAGTACCGCCAGCACTGCCACCTGCATTACCTTGCCCTGATGTACCAGATCCACCGCCGTAGTTAATTCCGCTAAAGTTTGAACAACCACCACCACCAGAACCACCACTATTTCCAGCACTGTTGCCACCTGAACCGCCGCCGCCGCCTGTTGAAGTAATAGAGCCAAAGACAGAACTGCCTCCATTGCCACCTACATTATAGTTTGCAGATGTATTTCTTAAGCCACCAGTACCAACAGTTACTGTATAACCAGTTCCTTTTGAAACAGAAAGCGTAGAGGTACGAACACCGCCGCCACCACCACCACCACTAGCAGCATAATATCCAGAACCACCACCACCTGCTACAACAAGATATTCAACAGAAGTTGGTGAAACAAAAGGTGTGGATGAAGCAACAACTCCCAAAATTGGCATTAGGCAATATCTCCTGTCACTAACCAAGTATCTGTTGCAATCTTGATACAGGTTGCAACAGAGTTTACTGCTCTTAGTTTAGGTGCAGTTGATGTTGCGCCAGTTGAAATGATTGTTGTAGTGCCAGGTGTTACTGCTTGAATTGTAGGTTGTCCAGCTCCAGTAATCCACGCCACGTTTATTTGAGCGCCAATGGCGTAGGCAACAGATGCGTTGGTTGGGATAGATAGAGTCTGAGCTGAGGCATTGTTTGAAGTAACCAGTTTGCCATTGTCTGCAAGGACAAATGTATAGGTTGTTGCTGTATTAGCATTGATACTTAGGTTAATAATAGGAGCAGTCAAAGTCTTATTAGTAAGAGTCTGGTTGCCAGTAAGTGTTACATCACCAGTTGCTGGAGTAGACCAAGTTAAGCCTAGTGTTTGTGTTGAATCTGCAGTAAGGACCTGACCATTGGTTCCAACAGCTAAGTTATCTACTACGCCAGATGAGGCACCAACAAGTATGTCTGCCTTAGCAGTTACTGTTGCTGATGGAACAGCAGCATCTGCTGTTGCTACTCCTGTTGTATAGAAGGTTAAGTCATCACTGGTTAATACGTGCTTGACTGTTGCACCACCGCTGTGTGATATGTTAGATGATCCTGCACGTCCTCTAACAATAGTAAGCGTGTCACCAGATACTGCAGTAACAAAAACAATTTCTTCGTTTTGAGTGTCAACATCAAGAGCTACTGTGAACTGGTCTACGTTACCTACTGCAAGGGTTACACCACCCATAAGGGCAGAGCCTGCACCAGTTGCCACTGTCATAGATGTAGCAGTACTAGATATACCAGTTGCAAGCGTTGTCTCAACGCTAATGGATGAATACTTACGGGTCACGAAGCCACCTCATTTGTTTTATATTGGTTTAGATACATAATTGCTTTCTCCATTAACTCAGTGTTGTCATTGAATAGTCCTATGCCCATATTGCATTTTTGGCATAGAACTCCTCGCTTTGTTTTTGTTTCGTGACAATGGTCAGCGTGCCAATTTATTGAAGTTGGTTTATCTGTACCACAAATTGCACATCTATTGTTTTGTTCTTCAAGTTTTTGTTCAAACTCTTTTGGTGTAAATCCAGTACCAGATTTTCTGCTTCTTGCCCTGTTGTAAACTTTCTTTGATTCCTTTGCAGAATCTGAAAGATATCTTGTCTTTACACAGGCTATGCACCGTCCGTGTCTTCCATATTTTTCATTCTTACTTCTGTAAAATTCCTCTAAAGGCTTTTCTTCTTTACAGGTATAACATTTACGGCTTGTCATCAACGGGTGTAGTGAATACGGATTGGATACTTGTCTGCCAACTTCAACGCTTCTTCATTCAAACGCTGTTGATACAAGGCAAAGATATAACGAGATGCTGCAACGCCTGCAGATGATGGAATCTTGGAGTCGTTTAGATCAGCTTCAGCACTAGAGAGATTGATTCGTCCAGCGTCAATATAAGAGAGTAACTTGTAGGCTGCTCCAAGGACGACAACATCCTTGCAAGAATCTGGTAAACCAGTAACGTCAGCAAAATCATCTGTGTTTGCATCAAGAGTGTTGGGCGTAGCTGTGTACCAGACTTGAATTGTACGACCAGGTTGAACGTTCTCATAGATGTTAATTGTATTCTGTGTGTTGAAGGTAGCAGCATTTGCCATACCGTCTAAGCGCCAGCGATTTACTGGTAGCCATTCCTGGCTAGAGCCAGTGGTCTGCCAAGAGATAAACAGGACATCTTCGCAATCGTCAGGCAATGGGTATGTAGTCTGAGATGCGTTAAAGGTAAAGGTATAAGAAGAAGCAATCCATAGTTTAGGATAGAAACTGTTGATTGTATCGTTGATAGCCTTTTTGATAGAACTACGTGGGAAGGTTGGAGATAGGGTTACTTGAGCATACTGGGCGTGAGGAGATGCTGTAGTTCCCTGATAACCACGACCAAAGCCTGGTACTACGTTAAGAGTACTGTTTGCCTTATCAAAGGAGTCAATCCAGATGAGTTCATCATCAATTTCGATAGTACCTTTAGCTAGGTTAGAACTAGATGAGCCAACAGTAATTGATGTGCTAGTTGTAGTTAAACCACCAGAGTTAGCAACATAGGTAATACGATCTTGGCGCAAGGCGTAGCCTTGCAGGTTAGCCTTTACTTCATCTACTAGTTCATTCAGCGTTGGCATTTGTTTCCTCTTCTGGTGTGTCGATTATTTCAACGATATTGTCATTTGGCTTGGACTGGTCATAGCCGCCAATTCCATAAACTATTGATTTACCCATTAGACCATCCTTAATCCGACTACAGGTGCATTTGTTATTGCCGTCAATGTTCCAGCAGTTGCAAAGCCTGATGTAACTGTTACTGACTCAGTGAAGCCAATAGTGGGAGATTGAGCGACTGGATTAAAACCAGAATAATAATTAAGAAAAGTCGTAGTAGTTGCAGAAGTTGATATATTGGTAAAAGAACTGGTAGCTGCAGCAGTGGACATATTGAAAGCAAGCCAATAAATACCAGCGGTTAATGATTGACTAATTGTAATTTCATAATTTGTCGTATTTGTCACAGGTGCAACAGTTCCAGCATCAAGAAAAACTGTTGAAGGTTTGCCAGTACTTGCATCATTATTGTAAATGCCAAGTCTTACTACTGCCGAGCCAGAGAAGGTAGCGGATGCTCGAATTGAGATGCGGTCTGCTGACTGTGTAACAGGTATAAGAATTGGAGTGTAATAAGTTGTATTGACTGTAGCTGTAATGCCCGTACTGGCAGCTGTACCAGATGTAACTGTTCTTACATAATTGGCTGCTAGAGCTTTGACACCTGGATAAGAACCCGCCGTACCAGTCGCTCCTGTTGCACCTGTTGGCCCTGCAACTGTACTATCTGCTCCTGTTGCACCCGTTGCTCCCGTTGCACCTGTTGCACCAGTAGCGCCAGTTGCACCCGTAGCGCCCGTAGCGCCCGTAGCGCCCGTAGCGCCCGTAGCGCCAGTAGCACCAGTAGCGCCTGTAGCACCTGTAGCACCTGTAGCACCTGTAGCACCCGTTGCACCAGTTGCACCTGTGTTACCAGCAGCACCTGTAGGACCAGTAACTCCCGTGGCTCCTGTGGCTCCAGTCATACCAGTCGCGCCAGTATTACCAGCCCCTGTCATTCCAGTTGCACCAGTAGAACCAGTAGCACCAGTTAAACCTGTTAAGCCAGTACTTCCTGTGGCTCCAGTCAATCCAGTACTGCCTGTAGCCCCTGTAAGGCCCGTAGAGCCTGTTGCGCCAGTATTACCAGCCCCTGTCATACCTGTGGCACCAGTAGCACCTGTATTGCCAGTTAGACCTGTTAGACCAGTTGCTCCTGTATATCCAGTAGCACCTGTTAATCCTGTGGGACCAGTTACGCCTATACCGCCTTGTGGTCCTTGATCTTGCGAAAGTTCTACAGCTACTTGTGGTGTGATGTTTTCTATAACAATAATTGTTGTCAAGTTGTCACTGCTCCTGTCACAATAAACTTACCTTCTAGGATACGAGTAACTGTTCCACCTGAATCTAGTACTAGATCATAGGCATAGCGACCTGCAGAAATAGCAGCCGTTGTTGCAGCATCAATCGTTATATTGATACGACCAGTAAGGGCAGTTAGAACCATACGACCATTGGCAGTTGATGCCACTACTGTCTCAGTAGATGCACCAACGAATGGGCGAACAGTCATAACTCCTGTGTAGCCAGTTAGGTTCCAAGGAGTTGAGTCGTTGAGAATCTGGAACTGAAAATTAAATGTAGTTGCTTGGTCGCAAACCAAGTTGTATTTAGCACTCAAGATGACACCGCTCTGAGAGCTTGCGCTGCAGGTAGTTGAAAAGTGCTAGCGATAGAGTTGCATACGCCATTATAGTCAAGACGATTAGTGTCAGTCGTACCCGCAATCGCATTAAGAATACCTACCGTATCTGTTAAATTTGTTGTTACTGAACGCTGAGTTGCCCATTGCTTTGCAGCAAGTGCTTCACCAACCATCTCGCCTGGTGCTCGATAGGTGCCACCATTAGCCAAACGATTAAGTTCATCTAATAACGTTGTTCCTGATACTCCTAGTGCCACCTATGTCTCCTTTACTTCTTCTTTTTACGAGATGCTGCTGCGTTATCTACTAAATTCGGCCAAGGTCGCCCTGCTGCCTTAGCCCGTGCTTTTGCTGCCGCCTTCTGTGCTGGCGTTAATTTCTTTGACTTCTCTTTAGGATTCTTTGTATCCCAGAATGCTGCTTTCTTTTTCATTTGCAACTACAATCCCAAGCGCGAAGCGACTTGTTTATTCTTGAGTTTGGATCTTTAGCAGTCTTACTAGAAGTGTTCTTAGCCTTCATCCCACACATACGACCACAGAAAGACTTGCGCCTTGCTGCAGACTTAGGAGATTTGGCAGCCTCAGCCTTCTTGACTGGAGGCTTGAGATTCATACCTGCAGCCTTGGCAGAGGCACGACCTTTTGCATTCAGGCCACCCTTGGGGTTCTTACCTTCTGCTCTCTGCCACGCTGGAGATTTTGCCATTTACTTCTTCTTACCCATTTTCTTCTTAGTCATTTTTGCTTCTGATAATGCAATAGCAATTGCTTGCTTACGGTTCTTAACTACTGGACCTTTTTTACCTGAGTGCAAAGTTCCAGTCTTAAACTCGTGCATTACCTTCTCAACTTTAGTTTTTGGCTTGGCCTTTTTCATTACTTCTTCTTGCCCATCTTTTTCATACCAGAAACCTTCTTGAGATTTGGGTTAGCCTTGACTGCCTTTGCTCCAGCTTTACGAGCACCTGCTGCAAGGATAGCGCCAGCACGTTCCATACCAACGCCTTGCTTTGCTGCAATCTTCTTTTGGACTGCC